CGTTCAACAAAAACATTTATCTTCGTTTTATCATACGAAAATGACAAATTTAGTTTACATTGACACGAAACTTGACTATGTTTCAAACAATCGTAATCGTCCCGATTTATCTGAGCTAATCTCATCGAGATTTAGCAAAGTTGACAAATGGGCTAGAATGTTCTACCCTGATGAAATTGTCGATCAAGCTGCAAAAAGCAGAAGATCAATTAAGACAGATGAAGCTTTAATTCAAGACTTCTTTTCATTCGAACAACCTGTTCATGAAGTACCTGAAGATCTACATTATGAGCGAGCAATTCGCCAAGTGACAAAGCTTTTTCAACCAAACGATAAATTACATCCAATTCACTATTGTGATTTGAGATACTATCCTTGGAATTTGGAACCCAGTGCTGAAGCACCGTGGAATCTACCAAATTTCAGATTTACTCCTGTTTTCAGGAACCTTGATGAAGAATCAGAAGTTCCAAAACTTAGAGAGAATATTGAACGATTATCATACTGGATATCTGAGAAAAAGATAACAGTCGACAACTATTTGAAGCAAAAGCAAAAATGTAACCTAATTAACGATACTAGAACCAATTTTCATAATTTATATAATGAAATTTGGCATTACAATCGACCTTTAGTTCACTTTATTAAAGATGGACTTACTCCGTTTTGGCGTAATGGTATACCAGTACCTTACTACCAATACACCCTACATGCAAGAGCACATGTTGTTTCAGAAGATGAGCCTGACAAAATCAGAGCTGTATTTGGAACGCCTAAGCTACTTCTCTTCGTTGAGAATATGTTTATTTGGCAATTACAAAGAATCTATCTAAACTACGAAGCTGGAGCATTACTTTGGGGAAGGGAGACAATTAGAGGTGGATGGATGAAGCTATTCCAAGAATTAATGATGGAAGGAAAACCAAATGGTTTCCTATCCCTTGATTGGAGCCAATTTGACAAACGTCTTTTACATACAATTATTAGAGCCGTTCTCAAAATTTGGAGAGGCTATTTTGACTTTTCAAAATACCAAGACACTTCATTTTACATGCATTCAAAAACTGATCCAACACGCTTAGAAAGGCTTTGGACCTGGATGTGTGAAAGTATCCTAAACACACCAATCCTTCTTCCAGATGGCAGACGCTATAAATGGACAAGAAATGGATTTGGTTCCGGACTACAAGGAACTCAACTTATGGATTCATTTGCAAATGCAATCATGATCCTTACCTGTCTTTCCTCACTTGGAATTGACATTGAGCATCCTACTTTTTGGATTCGTGTTCAAGGAGATGACTCTTTGATACGATTTTTCGAAAATGTATATTACATATACGGTCCACACTTTTTGACAATGCTAGCTGACTCAGCTATGTATTATTTTAACGCTGTTCTCAGTGTTAAGAAATCAAAATTCTCAAATAATGTTAATCACATGAACGTACTTGGCTATTTCCATTCAAATGGATTACCACTTCGTTCAGACGAAGAATTACTTCGACACTTGATGTACCCAGAATACCCAGGACCTGAAGACAGACTACTTGCAGCAGCAATTGGTTTGGCACATTCAGCCTGTGGCTGTTCAAAACGGTTTCATGACTTATGTAACTACATAGTCAAGAAACTAACACTCAAAGATCGAAAACCAAGCATTAAAGAATTGAAATGGATGGTTCGCGCCAACATTTTAACAATTGAAGATTTAGAATTAATGTTATCTAAGCCACTACCAACTCAACTTGAGCTTAGAGCTAACGTATGGTTTTACCAACCAAGAACTGAATCTCAAAAACAACGAGTCTGGCCAACAATGCCAGGACCGAGAGGAAGATTTTTCTTCATCGGACCTGCGCTTGCAGAC